ATGGAGTAGGTGTTGTCAATTGGGCTCCGCTGCCGTCGAGCAGGCATGGTTTAGTGGCTGCGGTGCCGTCCTCGTTCAAGCATTTTTCTAGCCTGTCGCCGTCGCCCGTATCGACAATGCGACGGAGCCCCTGATCGAGAATACTAAAAGCCCATGATTCCTTAATTTTGATCGTCATGTCGATCTGACGAAACCAGATACCATTTTGATATACGCGTACACCCACGCTGATACCGGACAGCTTTGCCGTGCGAGCACCAATAGCTAGCCCGTCTAGCCAGAAGTTATCCGAGTTGATAGCGTCCCGGTAGTTGTTAATCCAAGACGGCATGAATGGGATGTTCTTCTTAACCTTTGCCACCCAGCGGGCAGCATCTACAGGTACGCCATCCTCATAGTAATCGCCAGCCGAGTTTAAAATAGCTTCGTCGGTTATGTCCTTATAAGCGTTCTCTTGTGAAGTTTCTGTGTTCCACGACACCTCTGCGGGCTGCGCAAACGGGTTTTCTGTTCGCTCCCAATGGCTGGTGTAGGTTAGCGTAACGGTCCAAACTAGCTTGGATTTAGAGTGGTTCTTTGCCCGTCGTGTTTTCACATATAACCAGTTGGCCGATGGATGAACCACGCCAAGGTTATCGCACGATTGCAAGACGGTGTCAGCCCCATCGTATACGCTGTTAGTGATAACCCGGAACTGACGGGTTGCGTTAGACTTGGCTCCGTCATTCTCTAGATCGTCACCGCCGCCGCGTCCGTCATGGATCTCTTTTACGCTTACAACACTCATGGGATGCTATACTCCGCAGCTCGGTTTTGCACCATCTCTTCGGTGGCGTCGGCTGTTCGCTTGGTGTGTTCGGCGGTAGCCTGCACGTCCTTCTCTTGCTTGGACGTTTTGCCTGATCGCATGATACGGTTCATAGCTTCCTTGCTACCTGCCATTAGTGCTTTGGGAAGTTTGTCCTTTTCGCCAATTACACCGCTCTTACCTGCACCGCTCTTGCCTGCACCATTAATTCCGGCAGCCTTAAATGCTGCTTGCGGTGTTCCCCCTTGTTCCCTCTTTCTTAACAACGTCCTCGCTGTTTCGTCGTTGGCAATATCTTCCAGAATTTGCGTGTTTGCTTTTTTCAATGCTCCGCCAAGCCCACCGGACTTCTTTACGTTGTCCCGGAACTTAGTACCAGCTTCTTCTGCAGCGTCACGGAATGCCGCAAACGCATTAGGGGCGATAACGTCTTTCTGCTTGGCCAACGTGTTTATAAACGCATCACCCGCCGCACTGGCCGCACCCGCAAAGTCTCCAGATGACATGCTTTCCCATAGCGACTGGATGGCCGCACCCACAGCTAGTCCAAAGTTTTTGATCTCTTTCAGCCCGCCGATAATGTTGCCAACGATGGAGCCGAAGAAAGCCTTAACGCCTGCCCATGTAGAGATAAACGCTTCAGCAACATTGGTTATTGGATTTTCCATTTGCGGGAACGCTTCGAGTGCTGATAATACTAAGTTGTTAATGGCCATCTTGGCGATGTTACCAAAGTTGCGTACAGTAAACGCAAGCGTGTCAAAGAATCCCGCGATAGCCTCTAACCCTCCTCTAATGTTTTCTTCAAAACCATTTGCGGAAACACCGATATATTGAAACACTGCCGATGCAGTATTGGCAATAAGTGTCCACGTCTCACTCCATGCCGACGCTATGGCTGTGCCGGCAGTGGCAAATGAATCACTAAAGCTGCCCACATAGTTAATAACGGAGTTGATTGCATTTACCATCATCACGCCGCCTTGCGTTGATGCCGATCCAATCTTTGCCCATAGTTTCTGTAATGGTGTGAGCTGTTTATCGGCAACCTCTTGTGTCGTGCCGCCTGCTTGCCGTAGCTGGTTTTCGTATTCGCGTATTTTTTCCGATGTGCCCATCAGGGCCATCATTGAATGCATACTTTTATCACTGAACCCCATAGCCAGTAGAGCGGCTTTCTTCTGCATATCGTTCATGCTCCCCGTCGCTTTTTCCAGATCACCCATGATATCCGCCATGTTATTCATTTTGCCAGACGAATCATAAACGGATACCCCTTGCGCGGCAAAAGCTGATTTATTTTTTATGGCTTTTGTTTGTAGATCACGCATGACAATGGCAAGCCCCGTACCCGCCTCTTGCCCCTTAATGCCCTGGTCAGCAAGTGCGGCCAAAACGGCCACCCCTTCCTCTATATCCTTGTTGACACTACGTAGGGCAGGCCCGGCCTTGTTTGTCAGTGCTTCCGAAAACTGCAATGACGACGCATTCGCCATAGTGTTAGCCGCTGTCAAGACATCGGTTACACGAGTCATGTTGACTAAGTTTGCGGCACTATCCTTGACAGTCAATCCGAGTGCTGACTGTGAATCGGTCGCTAAATCCGTGGCCGTTGCCATGTCAAAATTACCGGCCTGTGCGAAAGCGGCAACCTGCGGGAGAGCAGCTATAGACTGAGCCGCGTCTAGCCCCGCTGAAGCTAAAAAGTAGTACGACTCGGCCGCCGCGGCCGCTGAGAATCGGGTTGCGCTGGCCACATCAAAAGCTGCCTCTCGCATATCACCTTTCATGGCATCGGAAACATCGCCCATAATTGCCAGCGATTGCCGCATCTTCTGATTGAAGGTTTCCCCGCTGCGAACTATCCCAGCGAATGCCGCCGCACCAGTAAGAGGAGCAAGTGCCGTCATCATACCGGCTAATCTGCCAAGTATTTTCCTTGCACGACCTGCCCCGGCCTTAAACGGCTTGGTGTTCATCCTCAACGTCGCTACTAGATCGCCTATGGCTGCCATTAGTACCGCTCTTTCATTCTGCGTTCCAGTTCGGCGGGAGATACTTCTTCTGGGTTCGGCTCTTCGTAATGCACATCTATGTCGGACATCTTCAGATCAGCACCCCAGCTATTTGCCAGGCAAACCAGGCCGCGTGTCAGGATATCTCGCTGTCGTACCATTTCGTCCGGTTCCAGTTTGTCAAACGCAACCCACTCGTCAAACTGCCGAGGTGTCACCGTGTCTAGCCAGCGGTCCACGTTTAATACGCCAGCACGCTTGGCCATCCGAAACGCTAGTCTTCGACGGTGACATTCTCTGAGTTTTTTACCAGGTCCTCAACTTCGTCGGTGTTGATGCCGGTATGTAACGCACATTCGCGGTAGACGTGCTTGGCGTCTGCCGAATCCCACTCAGCTATTTTCGCTACATGAAATGATCCGTTAAGTATGCGGTTACCCGCACCATCCACTAGGCACAATGCTATTAGTCGCCGGTTGGCGTCTTCCAGTCGGCCTAGTCTCAGGCTGCCGCTTTTGGCCAACGCCTGAGCCTCATAATTCGAGGTTTCCCGTTCGGTTAGCGACTGAATACGCACAGTCTTACCGGATACGGGCATGGTGGTAGTTTTGTATCGTCGCTTTGCCGGCGCAAACAGTTCGTCGGCGGTAGCGAGTGTCGTTGCCACGTCGCTCATCTAATCGTCCTCTTCGTTATAGTTTTCGGGTAAAATGATACTTGATTCTTCTTCGTCTTCTTCAGCGGGGTTAGGCCCTGGAACGTCCGAGCCGTCCATGTTGTATCCGTCGATCTCACCTCTGTCGTAGCGGGTAAAATCGTCAGGGTGGATACCTTTTTTTGTACGCGAATATTCATAACGTGCCTGATTCAATTGTGCAGGTGTACGGTTCACCGCCTTAGTGCATTCATCGTCTGCCGATTCCGCCATGCCTATCTGCACTAGCATATAGGCACTGGGATCGTCGATAATTGAGCCTTCCGGCAAAATGTCCGTATTCGGTGGCAGCGTTGGTGCCGCTGGTGTGTCCTGAAATAGCTTACATTTCATTTCATTGTCCTTTACGACCAGACACCAATGCCGTCCAACTTAGCCGAGAACGAACCCTTTACGGCTTCGCCCAATGCGACAGTGCCGCCCAGGCTCATACCGGCAGTGGCGAATGTGAATGTGGTAGTGCCATCACCCAGTACGACGGTTGCAGTGTTTGAGGCAGCGGATGGTGAGAGGTTAGCTGCACCACTAATGAGAAACCCTTTGATCGCGGTAGACGATACCGAGGGATCTAGGAACAGATCACCAGACACACTGCCACCCTCGATGCGGCCAGATGCTTTGTACGGGATGCCGGCATTGCTGTTGTCCAGGGTGTCGGCCTCGAATGTTTCCACTTCCATCTCTGGCAGTTCGATGGATATCATCTGCCCGATAGCGGCAGACGCACCGGCGATACCGAGGTTTAGAGTAGTGCCTTTTGCTTTTATAAGTGCCATAGTTTTGGCCTTTCATGGTTAAGGTGTCGGCAAAACGACACTGGTGGTTTTAAGTTCAACGTCGATCACCGTTGCGGATGTACCCGGCCCGATGATAGTTAGGTAGTCAGTATCGTCGGCCGTGAGATCAGCCCATGGGATAATGGCACCTGCAACGGCATCGTCCAGGCAGTAGACAACACCTTGCACAACCGTTCCGCCGATAGTAATCGTGCCCGTCTTTTGGACACATAACGGCTGACTAGTTGACGCATTATTCAACGCGATACCATAAACGTCATCAGTAGATGCAGCATCGGCCTTCGCTAGTGCGAACGTCAATGACGATGATTCGTAGACCAATTGCCCAGCCGTGATAGTTGCGGCAGCCGTGCCCCATTCGTTGATACCTGTAACTTGCAGGCAGTTCGCCGCTGTGACTGATATTGCAGCCATGGTTTCACCTTATGGTTTTTGGATGGATGTACGGTTGATATCTAAGGCGAGAATGGTGCCGACTGACGGGATGCCAAGCGTGGTAATCCAGTCGGTTGACGCAAGATCGCCATACGTAGCTGTAGTTTTTCCAGCCACATTCGACAGGTAAAGCACCGTGCCCGCTGTCAGTGCGTTGTTGATCGTCACCGACCCCGATGTCTGGATCTTGATCGGCTGCGAAGCACCCGAGCTACACAACGCAATGCCCACGACATTGTCGCTTTGTGCGTCGGACGTTACTGCGGTTGCATCACAATCAGCAAGCATGTACTTACTGTCGGACGCCCGCTTGTATACAAACTCGCCTGCGTCTATCGCTTCACCGGCCGTACCTGTGACGGTATTGCCGGACACGGTTACAACGGCTGTTGCCGTCACGGAAATATCCGCCATGGTTGAACCTTTCTACTTTCTGAGTTTAGCTACTTCACGCATCATGACCTGAGTGATCTTGAGTCGTGCAGCGGCCAGCATTTCTTTTTTAGTTCTGGCGACGGCACGAGGCACGAC